GCCTTCGGGCCGCCGTCCCCACCAACGGCTGTCGGATCGATCAGGCTTGCCGACTCGTCGAGCAGCGTGCTCGTGATCCCGAGTGCGTTCGTGACCCGCGTCCCGAGGTTTATGACCGCCGTCATGGCGTCGACGATCTCGTTCCAGGCGTACGCCAAGTTCCCGAGGAACGTCTCCGTGTTCTCGGCCGCCGCGGTGGTGGCCGCCAGCCCCTCGAGCCACGACTCGACCGTCTGCCCGAAGACCGACCGACCGCCCTCGAGGTGGGTCCAGAGGTCGTCCAGGATCAAGATGAGCAGCGCGACGCCGACCGCGACGCCGCCGAAGGTCAAGAGGACCTTGCCGAACGCTGCAACGGTCTTGAGCCCCGCCGCCGCCGCCGCCGCGCCGAGCGCCGTCATCGCGATCTCGAGGACGTGGGTCCCGTCGGTCATGTCCATGAACCCGGTCAGGAGCTTCGTCGTCGCCGTGACCAGCCGCTCGATGATCGGCAGAAGGAGGACGCCGATGCGCGACCGCAGGGACAGGAGCGCCGTGTCCTGGTCCGCATAGGCGTCGGTCAAGCGCTCGGACATCGCGATGAAGTCCTCGGACGCACCTCCGCCGAGCGCCTCGATCTGCGCCAGCGCTGCGGTCATCCCCTCGGCGCCGCCCTCGAAGAGCGGCCCGAGGCGTCCAGCCGATTCGCCCATGGTCTGCATGAGGAACGCCGCGCGCTCGGACGGCGTCTCGAGCCGCGAGATGTTCGCAGCGATCTCGGGCATCAGCTCCGTGATCGGCTTGACCCGTCCGGCCGCGTCGGTGGCCGAGACGCCGATCCGCGCGAAGACCTCCCGCATGCCCCCGCCCTGGCTCGCGTCGGTGCTGGTCTGCTGTAGGGTCTTGAAGGCGTCGGTCAGCTGGTCCGCCCCGACGCCGGCCTGCTGCGCCGCGTGGCGGTAGGCCTGCAGATCGTCCGTCGCGATCCCCATGGCGCGTCCGGTGCGCGCGAGCTCGTCACCGATCTCGGCCGACTGCGCCGCGAACGCGCGGATCCCCTGGACCGCGAGCCCGGACGCAAGCGCGCCGCCCAGCTCCTTGAGCCGGTCGGTCATGCCCTTCGTCGCCTTGTCGCCCTCCTTCAGCTCGGACGAGTCGAACTTGACGCCGAACCGTGCGAAGACCTCACGAAGCGCCGTCATGATTCAGCACCTCCAGATCTTCGATGATGTCCAGCGCCTGGTTCGCGTCCCAGACGTCGGTGATGCTCCAGGCTGTTTCGATCTCGTTCAGGGACACGGACATCCTGGGGTGGGTGACGATGCGCCAGACGTCCCAGGGGAGATAGTCGGGCGGGGTGATGGAGTGGTCTACTCGACCGCCGCGGGCTGCTCTCCTTGGGGGGCGCCGCCGAGGAGGGGCGCCGCTGCGGAGAAAAAATCGCTGTAATTCACCTCGATCGCGAAGGCGAGCCAGCCGAAGTACGCGAACAGGGCGCCACCCTTGAAGTGACTCGCGCGGTTCGGTGCGGTCAGGATCGGGGTCTTGCCGTCTGGGAGATGCACCTTCGTGCACGGTCCGAACGCGTCCTCGAGCGCGATGAGGTCCGCCTCGTCGAGGTCCTGCACCAGCCTGGTCACGCCCGCCGCGATGTCCGAGACGCCCGCGTCGAGGAGTCCGGCCTGGCCGTTCTTCGCGGTGGACGCGACCGCACCGGCCAGCGCCAGGGAGAGCCCGGGGAGCACCTTCTTGCTGAGCAGGACGAGCACCTTCCGCGCCTGCGCGAACGGGAGCTGCGTCACCTCGTAGGTGACGCCACCGATCTCCTTGCGGGACGTTTCAAGCATCGGGGTTGCTTCCGTGCGTGGCGTCCAGGAGCTCGTACGCGATCACCCACTCGCGGGTGCCCGCCTCCATCTCGAAGGACGCGTCCGGGTCGGACTCGATCCAGGCCTTCGCCGCCGAGAAGATCGACGTGCCCGCGATGTCCTGCACCGTCAGCGATCCGACGCCCGCGCCGTTCGGGGCAGCCAGGTCCTGGGCCAGGATCTCGCTCAGGCGGTCGTTGCTCTCCGAGGTCTGCATCAGCGTGAAGGTCACGGTCCCGCTCCGGTCGCGGTTCCTGGTGCGGACGACGTTCCCGCCGACCCCGACCTTCTTGCTGAACGGGGGCGCGGCCTTGCTGAACGCGACGAAGGTCCCGTCCGCGAAGCCGTCGATGAAATGCCCTGCGAAGGTGCAGTGAATGAGCTTCGGGTCGTAGGTCTTCACGCGGTGATCCTCCCGTTGATGGTGACGGTGTGCACGGCGCCGGCCAAGCGCGCCTCGAATTCGACCCCGGTCAGGTTGCGCGCGGTGCGGTTCGCGCTCGAGACGTCCGAGACGTCCGGAAGGACGACCGTCCATCCCGCGTCGATGACGCCCGCGGCCTCGGCCTCGGCGAGCTGCCCACGGACCTCGTTGCCGATCATGCTGATCCCGGCGTTGGTGAACGGGACCTTGTCGTTGTTGACCTGCAACGCGAGCAGCCGCTCGGCGAGCCGGGCCTCGAGCCAGTCCACGTCACGGGTGACGTCGATCCACTCACCACCGTGGGTCTTGCCCGGGTAGGTGATCGGAACCGCGTTGACCTCCACGTAGTAGTTGGTGTTGTTCGTGTTCAGCGTGGTCAGGTTCGACGCGGTCCACGCGTCCGTGGTCAGGCCGGCGATCGCCTTGTAGGCCGTGGTCGCCTTGCCCGGGTCCTTCGCCAGGATGACGCCGAGCCAGCCCACCGCAGGGAAGGCCTCGGGGTCGTCGCGGGTGATGAGCGAGAACGCCCGGACGTTGTCGCCGGTGCGCAACGCCGCCGCGGTCGTCGCGTAGTCGGCAGGATCCGTGAACTGCGGCGAGGCGCCATAGATGCGCTTGTTCGCCAGCGCCCAGGCCGCGACGTCCGTGACATTCGCGTCGGAGTCCACGTCGATCGAGACCGAGTAGAAGCCCGGGTCCGCGTTCAGGAGCGCGGTGAGCGCCGTGTCGTAGGCCCAGTCGCCGGTCGTGTCCTTGTAGTCGCCGAACCCGGTGATGTCCTTGACGTAGCAGCGGACCCCGTTCGCGCCCGAGTCGAAGATGATCTTGTTCGTGCTGGCCGTGATCTTGGCGTTCGCCGCAGCAGCCACCGCCGCCGTCACCGTGCCCGCCGCGCTGGTCGTGAACGGCACGTCGACGTCCGTCTCCGTGCCGTCGGCCTCCACGAAGGTGAAGGTGCACCGCCGGCCCGACACGATGCCGGTCAGGTCCAGCTCCGCGAGCCAGTCCGACGCGGGGGTGGGGAGGCGCGCGACGCGAACCACCGGGGGGCGCGGGCGCTGGCTGAACGCCGCCGCGGCCATCTTGTAGGCCGTGTCATTGACCGTGAAGTTGTCCGCGATCATGCCGGCCAGCGACGTGTAGTCGCGGAACAAGTCGACGTTCCGCGTGTGGTGCGCCAGGAGCAGCGGGACCCCGAAACTCGCCCGCGAGGGGGAGACCGTGGCGAGGGAGATGTTGATCGTAACGATCGTGTTGAGGTCCATGGTGTTCCTTCGGTATAGCGCGCGGGGCGCTCGGGGGCTAGGGGTCCTGCGGGCCTACCAGGTAGGTCACGACCTCCCCGTCCTGGGTGGGGACGATCGTCTGTGTGATCTCGGCCGTCTCGATGTAGCCGTAGTCGGCGGAGTCGTCCTCCTCGTCCGAGACGTGGGTCAGGAGCACGGCCTCGAACACGGCGTAGGAAACCACCCGCGCCTTGTCGTCGACCCGGTTGACCACCCGGACGTCGGTGGTGGTGCTGACCCCAATGTCGACCGCGCGGAGGGCGTCGAGGACTGTCAGGCGACCAAGGCGCGTCCTGGTCCGCTCAGCGATGGCGCCGGCCGACGCCGCGAGGTTCTGGTCTCGGGACTCGACCTGGATCTGCACCGTGATCACCCGCCCGCCGTAGACCCGGGGGAGGATGACGTCGTCGGCGTCGACGTACCGCGTCCGGGTCTCGTCCTGCCCGAGTTTCCGGGTGCTGACCACGGACAGGAACACGCGCGGCCAGGCCTCCCACTGCGCGGTCACGTCGCGCCAGTACGCGGGGCACCCCGCGATGGTGGTGACCTGCGCCGCGAGCACGGTCTGTAGCCCGGACCAGTTCATGGGTTCCGGACCTCGTAGGTGATCGAGCTCCGGAGCTGGCCGGTGTCGATCAGGGGCGTGCTCGAGCCCTTCGCGTCGATCGTGGCCTGGTCGAGCGGCGGGACGACCCGCCCGTCCGCGATGAACGCCTGCGCCTGCCCCTGTGCCCAGATCCCGAACTGCTCGAGGGCCTGGTCCGTGGTCAGCTTCCCAGCCAGGACCCGTCGGAGCAGCGCGCCCCAGGTCTTGTCGATCTTCGCGCGGTCGGCGTCGGCCCACGCGCGGAGGAACGAACGCTGCGGGACGCCCAACCCGAACTCGTGAATCTCGGCCAGCGCCCCGACCGTCATCTCCCCGGCCGGAGTCGACGCCCCCGCCGTGTCCCCGATGATGCCGACGTCGACGACGCGCGGGGCCCGGTCCGTCACGGTGCGGACCAGCTTCTCGGCCCCGAGGTCGCGAACGATGACTGTCATGTCGGCGGCAGCCCCGCGACGCGGAAGCCCGAGGCGACGATCCGGTTGAGCCGGTTGCGCTCCTTCTCGTAGATCGTGGTCTCGCCTGCGAGGCGCATCGCCTCACCACCAGGGGACATCGCGACGAGATGCGCGGTCAGGGAGAACACCCCGAGGGAGAGCAGGTCGCCCCAGACGTCCTCGGGGGTCCTGGACAACGCTGCACCGAGTGCAAACGACACGGACGCAGCCGGCGCCGCTGCGAACTCCGGGTAAAACATCAAAAACTGCGCGCGCCACGCGGCGATCGTCGCCGTGTCCCCCACGCTCGGAACTGGCGGCTGCGGGTAGGTCATGGGTCAGGCCCCCCGCCGTGCTGCAGCCAGGCCCATGTCACGGTCCGCGATCGCGTCCTTGACCGAGCGCCGGGGATCGGACCGGAGGTGCTCGTACTCGCCAGGGCCTGCGGCCTCGATGAAGGCGACGGCCTCGCGCGCGCTGAGCACCCGCGCCTTGTCCGGCGGGGGCGGTGGTTCGGCCCACGACCCGTCCGCGAGGGACGGCGCGGGGGCCAGCGGGGGAGCGGCCTGCACCAGCGCGGGCGCCTCGACCGGCGTCGTGTACGGGACCAGGCTCGGCCAGTTCGCGATCATGGCGCGCGTCTGATAGCCCAGGCCGCCCGGCGGGATCGCGATACCACGGAAGCAGGACCCGATCGGGTTCTTCGCACTCGACCGGACAAGGATGATGTCCTCCTCGGCCGTGTGCGCGTCCGCGGTGATCAAGCGAGTGAGCGGGGGTCGAGTCGGGGTGCTCATACCGCGAAAGCCCCGCGGGCCACGTGGGCGCGCGGGGCGATCTGAGCGGGTTGGGTCAGATCCCGTCCATGTACCGGATCCCGAGGGGCCGGTAGATGCAGGTTCCGGCCGTGCGCCCGTGGCAGTTCACCACGAAGGCCAGGTTGCGGGGCTCGGGCGCGAACACCTCGAATTCCTGCGGGATGACCATCTCGACGATCTCGGGGTCGCGGCGGTAGAGCACCGCGCGGTCCTTGCCGCTGTCGCCCGCGCCGTCGAAGACGTTCCAGGGCTCGATCATGCGCACGCTCGGGTTGCTGTCCTGGAAGGCCTGCAACGCCGTGCGCGAGTTCGCCGTGTCCATCTGCGTCTGCGTCAGCTTCAGGTACTGCGCTGTGGGCAACAGGAGCGTATCGGGCATGATCGTCTCCTTGTTGTTGGTGATGTAGTCGGACACCAGCTTGTTGAGGTCCGCGAGGAGCTCCGCACCGGTCTTGCCCGACCACACCGCGCCGATGGCCGCGGAGATCTCGACGCCCGTCGCCGAGACGAATCCGCCGATGTTGTGCGCCGCCGAGCCGGTCGCGGCCAGGTTGTCCAGGCCGCGTTCGTAGGCGTTGCGTGCCGCCTTCGCCTTGCGCGCGTCGAGGGGCACGCCCGAGAACGCGGCGCGGCGGAGATCCTGGATCGAGTACTCGAAGGAGTCGCCCAGGCTCACGATGTGGTGGGTGATCTTCTCGGTCTTGCTGCTCGCGCTGGGCAAGTCGTCCGAGTAGTTCGTGATGATCTTCGCCTCGCCCACCTCGTCGGTCTGCTCGTAGGAGAAGGTCTCGGCGCCCGTGTCGATGTCGGTCGCGATGGGCAGGAACTTCCGGGCCTTCAGCTCGGTGTACTGCACCTCGTAGACGCGCGCGCGCATCTGCTCGAGCTGGAGCTCCAGCATGCCGGCCTCGCCAGCGTCGGCGCGGAGGACCGGCTGATCACGTGGCGAGAGCCGGTTGATGTGCCGAATGATGTGGTCCATGTCGTAGCGGGACTGGGTCGTCATGGTCTGCTTGCCTCCGTTCACGGGCTCACCGTGAGAGTGATAGCCCAGGCGTTGCCGAGGCAAACTGCGATCGCGAGGTGCACCTTGCTCGCGGTGGTGGCCGCGCTGATCGCGGTGGTCACGTCACGGTAGGTGATCGTGTGCCCGTTCTTGGTTCCGTCCGCGCGGAAGTAGATCACGGTGCCGTCCGGCGCCGCGGCGGGGAGGGAGATCGTGCTGTTCGCCCCGGTGGTGGCCACGTCGAAGATCGTGCCGCTCGGCGTCGAGGCCGGGACCGCGAAGTTGTTCGACGTGTAGACGAAGGTCGCGGCCGGGGTCAGCGTGCCGATGTCCACCTGTCCGAAGTCGACCTCGAGGCGAGCGATGCCACCCGAGGACACCGTCTGCGCCCAGCGCGCGCCCGGGACTGGGATGTGGTCCGCGTCGACCGTGACGCCCCACTCGTCGAGGTTCCCGGACGTGTTGCCGTAGACCGCGGGAGAGCCCGCCGTGACGTCCTCGGACACGGCCACGTAGATCACACCCTGGCGGACCAGGGTCACGGGGCGCTTGTCGCCGAAGTCGCTCGGCTCGCGCGCGTCCTCGTACATCGCCACCCCGAGGATGTTCGCGGGGGTGATGGTGCCGGCGTTGATGATGGTCTTGGCCTGGCCGTTCGCCGTGCCGCGCACGAAGAGCTTGCCCGGGAGCGCCGCGTTCGCGGTGGCCTCGATGACCGCGGACACGCGGTAGGTCGGGGCGCCCGGCTCGGCGAGCTGGCCCTCGATGCCCCGTGCCGGGGCGGTCGTTACGGAAGTCTGTACACCCATGGTCAGTTCGCCTTCTGCCAGGCGCTACGGCCGGCCTCGCGGGTCTTCTGCTGAGCAGCGTCGGCGCGCTCGCGCGCCTTCTGAAGCTCGGTCTTGATCGTGGCCTGGGTGCGACCGTCGCCCCGCGCCTCGGCCGCCGGGGCGGCCTTCATGCTGTCGACGGCCAGGTCATAGGCCGCGGCCAGGTACTCGGGGGACTTGCCCTCGAGGTCCATGTCTGGGTGGGCCTTGCGGATCACCGCCATCATGATCGCGTTCTCGTCGGCGCCCTCGGGGACCTCGACGCCCAGGCCGTCCGCCGTGCGCATCATCTCGATCTTGCGATCGGCCCCGGCCTCGGCGTCCTTGACCTGCTCCTCGAGCTCGTCGACGCGCTTCTGCAACGCGACGACCTTGCTCTCGGCCGCGTCCGCGCGCGCCTGCAACGTGGCCAAGGCCGCGTCTCGACGGCTCACCGCCGCCTGATGTGGGGGGGTGCCCACGGGATAGTCCACCCCATCGATTCGCTCGTAGGTATCGGCCACGTGTGGCACCTCCGTAATCGGCGGGAGTCCGTCCCCCGCAGAGTCTAGCCGCAGGGACACCGCCGAACCCGAGCGGCCCCAGCCCGAGGGGCCAAGCGCGACGTGGTTCTGGCGGATGTTCCGTTGGATGAAGTCGTACTTCTCGCCCTGGTACACGCCCGGGGCCTCCTCGAGGTCGCAGACGTAGCCGCAGGAGACGTCCTTGCGCGCGCCGCTCAGGACCAGGTCCGCCACGTCGCCGGCCTGGACGACGAGGTCCGCCATGAGCAGGTCCCCGTCCTGGCGCGCCGAGCCCTCGGCGACGTGCCCGGCGGCGTACCGGCGGTAGTTCCCTGGGGCGACCATCTCGGGCGGGTGCAGGTCGGTCACCGGGGCCCCCGCGAGGGACGCCATGCTGTCCGCGTGGAACACGTCCTCGGGGAGGCGCAGTTCGCGCCGCTCGGACCCGTCCGCGTTGCGGTAGCTCAGCACCCCGACGCGTGCGACGGCAGCGGTCACGCGGATCCCGCCCTGGGGGGTCCGGGTCACGGTGCCGAGAGAGCCGCGATCGTAGCGTAGAACCATGGTACTATCCTGGGCGTAGCACGGAGCTCGCGGTGCGTAAAGGGCTACGCACTAGCCCTCCTCCTCAAAGTCGAGGACCGCCACGGCGACGCACCGGCACTGGTAGTCCTCCCCCGGGTGGTTCCGCTCCCCCTTCGGCGTCGTGACCGGCGGGTCGGACCAGGAAAAGATCTGGCCCTCGAGTTCCCGGTGCATCGGCCGGACGCGCTCGTCGCGGGACGTGCTCCACCGGTAGCGCATGACCCCCGCCGCGACCATGCGCGTCTGCGTCATGGCGCTGTTCGCCTTAAGCACCTGGTCCCGGGCGATGAGGCGCGCGCGCGACTCGCTCACCCCGAAGCGTGCCTCGATGTCCGCCGCCAGGTCCTCGACCCGGCGCCCGGTCCGGACCGCGTCGCGGACGATCTCGGACACCTCCGCGATCTGGTCGTCGAGGACCGACCCGATCAGCCGGACGTTCTCCCGGCGGAACTGGTCGAGGATGGTCCGCATGGTCGGGGGCAGCGCGTCCGGGGACATGCGGAGCACTCGCGCCGTGTCCGCGAGGTTCTTCGCGTTCACCCTGCGCCCGAGCGCGTCCACGATCTCGGACACCTCGGACGACTGGACACGCTCGGCCAGGCGGACGCGGATCCCGCCGAGGGCCTGCTCGAGGGGGATCAGGTCGCTGACCGCGACACCGCGTGCGACCTGCGCCCGGACCTCGTCCGCTGCGCTGCGGGTGAGCGTGGTCAGGTACCGCTCGAGCGCGCGCTCCTCGGCAAGAGGGAGCTTCGGCGTCGCGCTCTTCTGGGCGCGGCGCAGGGACACGGCGTTGGCCCGCGCACGGCGGGACTGGATCGCCTGCTCGAGCGCGTTGCGCGCGTAGGGTGTCAGGACATCAGTAGCCACCGGCCCCCGCCGCAAAGTCTGGCACGCCCGGCACCGCGGGAGGCGGAGCGGCGTCACGCGGGACCGCCAGGTCGACGGCCGTCTCGGCGGACCACGTCCCGGAACCGAACCGGCTCAGGGCGACCTCCTCGGGGAGCAGGACGCCCGCGTTGATGTACGCGACGTCAGTGTCGGCGGTGGTCTTGCGGAGCTCAGCCTGCTCCTTGTCCGACATGGACCACAGCGGGGGGAAGGTCACGTCCAGGCCGTCGAGCGCGATCCCGAGAGAGCGGGCCAGCACCCGGAGGAAGGCCATGATCTTGGGCTTGAGCTCGAGCTCGCGGTAGACGTCGACCTGGCCATACCACCACGACAGGTCCGACTCCCCCGTAGCGTTCAGGCCGCCAGGTGAGACACCCATGAGCCGGGTCAGTGGCATGTGCGCCACCGCGGCCACGCGGGAGAATGTCTTGTCCAGGATGGCCGGCACCGCCCCGAGGTTCTGGCTCCCGATGGTCTCGAAGGACTCCATCCCCGCGTCGAGGACCACGGCGCGCGCGACCGACCGGGACATGTCCACGAGCTCCATGCGGGTCAGGAGCTCGTCCTTCTTCCCCTCCGCGATCATCTCGATCAAGCCCTCGATCTTGAACACGGACTGACTCAGGTCTTGCAGCGCGAAGACACTGGACCGCCAGTTCGCGCCCGCGTCGCGCAGCACGGGAAGGGCGCGTTGGAGGACCGAGAGGTCCCACCCCCCGTTCCGCTGCCGCGCCCGGCGCGTCGTCCGGGCCCCACCGAACATGATGAACCGGCTCTCGTGGATCTCCTTCCCCACCATCTCCCCGGACTGCGCGACCCCCTGCGACCCAGGCGTGATCCGGTACGTCTTCACCTCCCCGAACCGTGGGGACAGCGCGTCGGTGTAGTAGGTCGCGGGCTGCATCTCGAACCGGTCGAGGACCATGGGGTAGAGCAGCGGCCCGTGCTTCTCGCCGAGGGGCTTCGTCAGGTCGGCGTCCTTCGTCGCCATGAAGATCGCCCCGCCGCCGTAGAGCCGGCCCCAGGCCGCAGCGTCCACGAAGAGGTCGGCGCCGCCCATGGCGTCGAACGCGCGGGCCAGGGCGCCCGTGTCCTCGCCCGTGATCTCGATCCCCTTGCTGAGCGCGTCCTCGACGAGGGCATCTACGATCGTCGCGGCCAGGTCGTCACCCTGATACAGCGCGTCGAGCTGGGGCTGGGTCAGGAGCGCGTCGTAGCTCATCTCGTAGGACATGCTCTTGTCCCGCGAGCCCCCAAGACCAGTCACCGCCGAGACCCAGGAGTCGGTGCGGGACTTCGCGGCGATGTCTTGCGCGAGGCGCTTCTGGGACGGCGTCATCCGCTCGGTGTAGCACGCGTGGGCGCCATAGGAAACGCCCCGGGGTGGTCGAGACCTCGGGGCGTTGGGTAGGCCAGTTGCAGGGAGTATGCGGATCCCGCGGGCGGGCTAACGTCGTGGCTCGCGAGCGTCTGCTCCGGAGTCACTGGTCTACCGGCAGCGCAGCGTCTACCGCCTTGGCCAATAGAGCCCGGACGGCGCAGTCCTTTGCCTCGAGCAGCATGCGCAGCACCAACTCGCGCTCGGCGTCCTCGAAGTACTGCGCGGCCATGTCGATGCCCGGGTTCAGCGCCACGTGCATCTTGCGCATGCACATGGCCGTCTCCAGGTTGCTGGGGCGCCCCGAGTCGTTGAGCAGCCACGCATGCAGATCCTTGACCGCAGCCCGGCCGCAGTCGCTGTCGGCATACACCGAGTCAGCGGCGGCGGCGAAGCGCGCGCTCACACTGCGCAGCGGCTCGGGCAGGTGGTCGAAGGTGAAGAACTGGTGCGTGTGCTTGATCGCGTTGTTCATGACTTGGTCTTCTTCCACCCTACCCCGTTGGGCGCTCCCGCGCAAGGCTCTCGCCGTACCGCCCGCGCCTGGGCGTGTGCATCACGAGGAGCGCCATGGTGGTCCCGTCGACCTGGTCATCATGGCGCGCGAGGGGGAAGCCGAGCAGCTCCGCCCGGTAGTCCTGGAACCACGGCGCGTCCGCGGGGAAGTGACACGAGGACATGAGCGGTTGCACCGCGTTCGCGCGCTCGACCTTCCCGGGCATCGCCTCCCCCTTCGGGGGCCACGGCTTGACCCCCGGGACCTCGTCGCGGAGGGTCCGGATGACCGCCGCCCCGTTCGCCTTTTTCTCGATGTGGATCGCCGTGACCATCGGCCACTTCGCGCGCAGGTCCCGGAGCGCTTGCACCGTGCCTGTGAAGTCGAGCTTCTCCCGGACCTGGTCGACGAGATAGAACGCGCCCGAGGTCCAGGCCCAGACCTGCGCCACGACGGGGTCCGGGTCCGTGGCCGTGCGCTCGTCCTCGAAGGAGCAGTCCACGAACATCGCCCAGCGGCAGCCTTTGGGCACGGTCGTGTAC